AATCTTAGGAGCAAGTCTGTCTCCATAGTTGTTTTTTAGTTCTGGGTATCGAGCTGTCCATATTCTTGTTTCATATCCTCTTTCTTCTAGTGTTAGGTACACAGAGTTTTCTACTTGTGGTGTACCAAGAAAAGTAATCTTTCCATTTGGTTTTAAGATCGCTTCAAATTCTTTTACAGCTTCACTAAGTTTGTCTCTCATAGGCTGTGTGTAGGAATTATTTGGAACCTCTACGTCATCTGCTATAACCTCGTCAGCTCTAGCTCCTGACATTTGCCCTAATACACCCCTAGAAGAGCATGAGGGAGCATGATCGGCCTGTGCAGGTTTTACATCAAAGCTAACCTTACTGTTTCTCTGATCGTCACGAGGTATCAATCCAGCAAGGATTGGCATTTCGTTTATAAGACGCATAGTAAAGGTAGTAAAATTATCAGCTCGGTCTTTACTGGCAGATACAACTAAAAACTTTAATTGTGGGTCCATACGAAGTTTCCACACTACATAGGTAGATGTAATCCAACTTTTACCTACACCACGAAATCCTTGTATAATTTTACGTCTTGCACCATATTGTAGATATTCAGCTATGTCTAACTGAACAGGTGTAGGGTCTGGTAGATTTAGATGTCTCCAAGTAACGATTAAGAAATATCTAAAGTCTTGTAGTTTCTTTGGTAAGGGTTCCAATTATAATTCAGACAAAGGTACAGCATCTAAGTCTGGTAAGTTGTTCATTAGTTCAGCCATTGGGTTATCTGCTACAGGAATACACTCGACTCCATTATCTTTCAAAAACTGTCTTGCTACATTAAGATCACCTGCCTTTGCATCACCACTTTTGATCTTATCTAATAATTCTTTAGCTAAACATAAATGCAAAGTCTCTAAAACTTTTAAACTTTTATCCATGATTAGTCTTGTTTTTAAATAATATAATCACTTCTCACCTGTATTGCCAGATAGAAGATACTTTATTTTACCAAAAAAACCTAGCTTTCTAACTTTCTTGTATAGTCTCATACCTTTTTCATAGCGATATAGTTTGGTTTCTATATCTGATATACGCATTATTGCTGAAGTTAAAAGTAAATCTTGTAGCTTGGTGTATTTAACTAAGTCTAAACAGTATGCTCTTACAGCTTCATCAGGCATTTGTTCTGTCTCACGTTGTTTAACTTCAATCTCAAACTCTATTTCTGGCGGAGGATTACCAACAAGGATTTTAAAAAACTCTTTATGGTTCATATCAGTTCATTTTAGGAAACAACTGTTGCTCCAACATATCAACAGCACGATCATCTAGTGTGTTGGTAGTTTGCTTGCAGATTGCACGAAGCAAATCAACGACTAATCTCTTTACAGCAGTAGTAGTAAAGAATTTTAGTAGTATCGGTTTTAAGAGTTTGAGCATAATAATCTTGTGTTACTTTCCAAACATAACAGTATTTGCTACATTTGGCACATGGCTGTTTGTTAAGCAGTGGTCAAATGCTTAGAGATACCCCCAAACAGCTTTTTTTATGGAAGATCAAGAACCAAGTAAAGTTGAAACCATTGTTAAAGTTTGCGTTCTTTTGTGGTCGGCAACACTTTTATCCCTTTCATACTATGAACCGCCATCTGGTAAAAAGATTGTAGATTTTGACCCGACATTTATTGCAAGTATTTTCAGTGCTTCCACTGCGTCACTTGGGTTCTCGATAAAAAAGAAAAAAGATACTATAGTAGATAATAAGAACTCTAAAGTAGGCATCAAATGAAAAAGCTACTCTTACTAGGTTTGTTTCTAGCTGCACCCTGTTATGCAAACGGAGTGCCAACGTGGACTACTGGTTCAAGTAATAGAACTGAAAACACTACTCAAACCATAACTCGCAGCGTAGTCACAGAAAAATATGGGTCTACTATAAATACTTGGGAAGGTTCTAATATAAGCGTAGCTGCATCTGCTGGTATTTCTGGCGGTGATGCAGTATTTACAGTTGCAGATACTTCAAAAGATTGGTCATTAAATGTGACTTCAAGAGCATCAGGTTTAATGATTGAAAAGATCACACAGAATGACACGATCAACACTACTAGCGTTATTACTTCTTTGTCTGTCTTTAGTCAGTAATAAAGCTAGAGCCGAAGGCGATACAAACGTACAGGCTCAACCTAATGCTGTTGGTAATTCCAGTATTATTAACCAGAATATGAATATTAATAATGGAATGACAGGTAAACAGCAGTTTGGAAACTTAATTTGTAGTCAACCTACTTTGGCTGTAACTCCTTTTTATACAGGAAATGATGCACAGGGCGAAGAAACATATTCTATAAACGAAGGTTGGGGATTACAAATGAGTTTTATGATACCTCTGGGAGATAATAAAACTTGTAACGACTTAGCAAAAGTAAAGCTAGAGTTAGCCAAAGAAGAACTAGACAAGCAAGTGCATGATAAGCAGCTAGTTCGTATCTTGAAGTGTGGGCAGCTTCACGCAAGCGGTTACATGATAAATCCTAAGTCTAAGTTCGCATATATCTGTAATGATGTAATCAATATACGAAGTTATGTTAAAGCTAATCCCGAAAAATTTAAGTAGGAACTGACGTTCTGTAGAGGAGGTATGGAGCTGAAGCTTCCGCTTACATTTGGCATTTCATAAATCCGTTGCTTTGCATTGACGGATTCTTGAGTTCATCTTAAAGAAAGTTCCCACAATATTTAAGAGAGATCAAGCAGGTCTGGTTCCTACAACCCCTTGTCTTTCGTAGCACACTTAATTTAGGTCAGAGGTTAGTTAACCTAAACGTGAGATCGGCAGAAAGACTTGTAAATATACTATACCTTATTTCTTTTTATCTGCAATCTCTTTCTTAAGTACCTTCTTAAATATCTTTGTCATTACTTTTTTTAGTTGATTAACAACGCTTTGTAAAATTATAGAACCTGTTACTGCTGCTGTAGCTGATACACCACTAGCTATGACACTTGATGCAATCACCTCTGGCGAGGGTACTGGAAATTCATAGTTTATAAATGGTATATTGAATGTAGCTACAGGTTCTTCAGTTGATAAAGTTTCTTTGGTGTTTGGCAGGTTTGTCGGTATTGTCTCTGGTTTTACTTCTAACCCTTCCTCCTTTGAAGATGTTGTTTCTTCTTCAGAAGAAGATTCCTGACCTCCCAAACCCGACTCTACCTGTTCCAGACTCGGTAGAAGAATTGGGTCAAGATATGGTTCCTCTGCCACAGGCGGATAAAAAATTGTTTTAGGAGGTATTAAGAAATAATCTGTATCAGGCAGATTAATTTCTGGTATGTCCACTATTCTTGAATAACTAAACCTTTATCGTCAGTAGATTCATGTTCATGTATATGATGCTTGGGGTGTGCTAATACAGAAGATACTGAAGTTAACAGTATAAATGTGATTAAAAATTTCATAATAAATGTCTTTGATAACATCATAATTAAGTTTTCATTATGTAGCAAAGTGCATAGTAAGGAGGTAAGTTATTGTGTGAACCGCCACTACCAGTATTGGTTGTTGTGCCAGAATGATACCCTGTATTACCGCTAATTGTAAGACTTACAGTAGCACTGTTAGTTGGGTAATTCGTAGTGTTTTGTCCTTGACCATGAAAACCCATTTCACGACTACTATAGTTACCACTGCTATAAGTTGTAATACCATGAGTGTGGCTAGAACTACCAGACCCACTAAATGAGTGATTATGGTTAGGTGTGGTATGACTATGTGATGGCATTTCAGATGCAGTTAGCGTATGTGTAGCCGAACCACCTGTATCTCCTACTGAATAAACACTAGCTGCACCAACAACAAATCTGTCTATTAAGTTAGGAGTGCCATTTTGACCATTACATAGTACAAATCCAGTAGGTATAGCGTTTGCTGCACCAGACCAAAGCATTATTACACCGCTAGGTATTCCTTGTATGCCTGTTAGGTTTGCACCGCTAATAGCAGGTAAATCTCCTGTTAGCTTTGAAGAAGATATACCAGATGCAATCTTAGCGTTAGTAACTGCACTATCAGCTATGTGTGCTGTGTCTATAGAACCATCTACATAGTGTTCTGAATTTATAGCATCATCAGCTATTCTTGAACCTGTTACGCAATCATCACCTAATTTTGAGTTAGTTATAGCACTATTAGCAACTTTAGCTGTGGTAACAGCATCAGCAGCTAATTTACCATTTGTTACTGCACTATCAGCAATTTTAGCTGTTGTTATACTTCCATCTGTTACAGCACCTACTATATTTAACTGCCCTGCCATACTGCTGTGACTACTGCATTGGTAGTACAACAAATCAGGTGCATCATGCGGTACTGTAAATACTATTTCCGTACCATTACCTCCACCATTATTTGTTACTCCTGTGTTATAGGCATCATTCGTACCACCATTAGCAATACTGGTTTTTATATAGAAAGGGTGTCCACCTGATCTATTCTCAAAGATATAAGTATGACCTCTGCTAAGAGTTAACGTAGGGTCATTTACTGCACCTGTAAGACCTTTACCTGTAAAAGTATAGTGGTTTGTACCACTAGCACCTAAAACATATCTAAGAGTGTCCTCTATGAGTCTTGATGAAACTTGTGTTAAAGGCATAGTTAACTAGGTTTTGGGTATTTGTCTTTGATTGCTTTGATAGATGTTTTCCAAGCATCTATTCCTTCATTATATATTTGGTCAAATTGATCTTCAAATTTTGGATATTCGGCTCTTCTTTTAGATTTATAAGAATTATATTCTAAATCCCAAGCTGCTTGTAATTCTGCAAGTTTATTATTAACTTCTACTTCTGTTGGAAGATGAAAAACAGGATTATCTATTAATGCAGTACCATCTGAGTTCCAAACTTTTTTATGTAATTTAAGATTGTCAAAAATTTTATTTTTGCTATCTGTCCAATAGAACCAAGAACCAGTGTGCATTCTAATAAGTGCATCTTCTATATGGTCTGGTCTGCCTGTGTTTAAATCCATAATTTACTCCTAATCAGCTAACCTAATAAATGATACTGTTGTATGAGAAGTACTACTACTACCTAGTACATATTCATTACCTTGACCAGCACCATATATAAATCTTGTTTTTTGTTGTCCAGTAGCAGATATATTAAACATATACATTGTTGCTGTATTCGCCCAAGACGGATAAGAGTTACTAAAATCATATATTCCATTTAGACCATTTGCAACATTGTTGAAATTAGAATTATTAGTAGTATGTTCTATATAACCCATGACATTTTGACTAGAACTATCTGAATAACCAACTAAGAAAAAGATAACTAAATATCTACCTGTAGTGGGATAAGTAAATACTCCATTACTTACACTCATAGAACTACCTACATTTCCTTCTCCGTATGTATCAATAGCTTCCCAATTTGTCAGAGGTGTTTGGTTGCCCTGTGAAGATGACGTTAATCTCCAATTTTGTGCCATTGTTATACCGCCAGATAAACCAGTTAAGGCAGAACCATCTATGGCAGGTAAAGCTCCTGTAAGTTTTGAAGAAGATATACCAGATGCAATCTTATCATTAGTAACCGCACTATTTTGTATCTTTGCTGTTTCTATTGCGTTATTTGCAATCTTACCTGCAAGAATTGAATTATTAACTAGCTTTGAATCTGCGTCAATTTCACCATTTCCAATCTTTGCTCCTGTAACTGCACCATCTTGAATTTTAGATGTAACTACTGCATTGTTTTCAATATTATTACTACCTACTTGAAACCCAGTGCCAGATGCAATATGTTCTGAATCTAATGCACCAGCAGCTATATGTTCTGAATTTATAGCATCATCAGCTATCTTAGCTCCAGTTACTGCATCATTTGCTAACTTAGCTGTAGTAACATTACCATCTGAAATCTTAGCTGTAGTAACAGAGTTTGTAGCTAACTTAGCTGAAGTTATACCACCATCTGCTAGTTCAGAGGTATTTACAGCACCACTAGCTATCTTAGCTGTTGTTACTGCATCATCTTGTATTTTTGCTGACGAAACAGAGTTGTTTTGTAAGATTGCTGTTGTTACTGTGTTGTCGCTTGGAGTTCCAATGTTTACAGCAGAACCCATTACTACTGCGTGATAACTTGCACCAACCGCAGGTGCAGCAGCCAGTTTAACTGTACTGCCATCTAACGCAAAACCTTCTGTTGGTGTAGATGTACCACTATTAGGTTTTTGTAAGACACCTTCTATTATTAATAATATTTGTTGTGCATTTGTAGGTGCATTTGTAATGGTAAAGTTTTGAGTACTGCCATCAAATGCAGGGCTAAGTGTAGATATAAAGAAGTTACCAATACTTTGTGTTTCTTCAAATGCACTTGTAGTTCCGTTATAAACATATAACTTACCTAAACCTGTATGCCAGAATAAATCTCCTGAGTCATTATTAGTTGTAGGAAAACTAGAACCTACCCTATACCTTTCTCCAAAATCATTTATATCTCCACTTAAAGCTACAAGATCATCTTCTTTTAAAGTTGCTTTGTGGTATGTATAGTTTTGACCTGCACCTGTAGAAACAACAAGTAATCTAACACCTGCTGAAATACTAGAACCACGAAAGTTTGTAGCAATACCAGATATATTTACTGTCGTACCACCTACTGTTTGACCAGATGCAGTACCAGTACTGCTAACTGCTAACCCACCTGCATCTGCAATACTTATAACT